TGAACTTAGTGTAGATGCATTCATGCAAATGGCCAGCAAAATGGGCATCAACATTGACCGCGACACACTACAACAAGCAGTACAATCAGGACAGTTTGGTGGTATTGCTGACATGAACGATGAAAAAATCGTATTCAAAAGCAAAAAAGCAGCAGAACTAAATCCACAAAACATGAGCATTGATCACGCTAAAATGACCATGAAGCAGGCTGCTAAACGTGCAGCAAACAAAAGAAAATAATTCTCTAAATTTATACGCTTAAATACAGCGTGTCAAAACTTTTTATCCCTAAAATAGAATTCTACATTACTAATGTATGCAATCTTGCGTGCAATGAGTGTAATCGTTTCAACGACCTAAAATTTACCGGTACCCAACTCTGGAAAGACTATGAAGCAGTCTATGAAGAGTGGGCAGAATATATCGAATTTGAAAAGATTGTAATTCTTGGTGGTGAACCTTTGCTTAATCCTAGTATACTAGATTGGATACGTGGGCTACATAGACTATGGCCAAAATATGCAAAGCAAGTATTAACTAATGCCACTATGCTGGATCGTGTTAAAGGATTATACGAAACTTGTCGCGATAATGACACATGGATTGGTATTAGTTTGCATACAGAAAAAGATTTGCCCGAAATTGAAGAACGTATTAAAACTTTTTTTGGCGGCAATATTGCGCAACGTATTGAAGGAAGGGAAAATAACGATCTTGGTGCTGACTGGTATTTCTCGTCAAGCAAACTCTGGCCAAAAGTACAAATAGGAATTTGGAAACAAGATTACTTTTATAAAAATAGCATATTAACGGCACCAACTGGCGAAATGTTTTTACATGATTCAGATCCTGTCCGTGCGCACGATCAATGTATGTTTGTTAAAAATAAAAATTATCATTTTATCCGCGGCGCTATTTACAAATGCGGTCCTGTAGCATTATATCCAGAACTTTCTGAACAGTTTGATTTAAACTTAACAGAAGAAGATAAAAAACTTATAAACAGCTATAAACCACTAACAGTTGATATGGCAAGAGATGGCGCAGCACAATCTTGGCTAGACCACATTGACGATCAAATTCCACAATGTAAATTCTGTCCAGAGCATTATAGTGGACAACAAATTGACTTTGAAGTATTAAAACAAAAGATACGAAAACGTTGACAAAATAACACTATTGTGTTATAATTTGTAAATGTCTAAATTAACGAAAAAGTTTGATTATAAAAGTTTATCTAGAGAACAAGTAGACGGTAAAAGATTATACGCTACTCCCGAAGGCGCAAAAGTTCCTTCAGTAACAACCATCCTTGATAAAACCAAACCAGAAGAAGCAAAACGAGCTCTTATGGAATGGAAGAAACGTGTTGGTGTAGAAAAAGCACAACAAATTACTACTGAAGCTGCTAATCGTGGCACACGCATGCACACTTATCTTGAAAATTATGTGTTAACTGGTAAAATCAAAGATAAGGGTACTAATCCATTTGGTTGGGCCAGCCACGATATGGCACAAGAGGTTATCAAAAACGGATTAGTTCACGTAGATGAATTTTGGGGAACAGAAGTTCCGCTATATTTTCCAGGCATCTATGCCGGCACCACAGACTGTGTTGGTGTGCATAAAGGTTCGGATGCTATTCTAGACTTTAAACAAGCAAACAAAGAAAAGAAGCGCGAATGGATTGAAGATTATTTCTTGCAGTTAGCAGCATACGCAGAAGCACACAACGAAGTGTATGGTACTAAAATTCAAAAAGGCGTTATTTTGATGTGTGTTCGTCCTAAAGAAGACGCAGACCACCCGGGAATTTATATTGAACCACCAAAATATTTAGAATTCATTGTAGAAGGCGATGAATTTAAACACTGGCGCAATGAATGGTGGAAGCGTGTTGAACAATATTACACTAGCCATATCGTATAAATAGTATAAACTTATTGGAATAAAAACACATGGCTATCGTTCAAATTTCACGTATTACACACCGCAAAGGTCTAATTGAAAACTTACCACAACTTGCTGGCGGCGAGTTTGGCTGGGCAGTAGATGATCGTAGATTGTTTATTGGTAACGGCACACTAGCAGAAGGCGCACCGGTTGTGGGCAATACGGAAATTTTAACCGAATACAGTAACATTCTAGGGTTGGCATCAACCTACACATATAAAGGTGATGCCGGTGGGTATACAGTTCAAACCGGCGCCAACCCAACCGGGGATGTAGTACGTAGCTTACAAGCAAAACTCGACGAAGGAAGTAACGTAAGTGTTAAAGATTTTGGTGCAATTGGAGACGGTGTTGCTGATGATACAGCGGCTATTAACCGTGCATTGTATGAATTATTCTGTAGAGAAAACAACGAAGAAATTCGTCGTAGCTTGTTTATTCCTGCTGGTGTTTATAGAATTAGCGGAACCATCAAGATTCCTCCATTTGCATTAATTTACGGCGAAGGATCAGACAGTTCAATTATTCGCTATACCAGCAGCGATGGAAGTACTATTGATGATTATGTTGCTAGAACAGCAGACAGTTTACAACAAACTGGTGCTAACATCGGCAACAACGGTGCAACACGTCCAGAAAATATTCTATTAAGAGATTTTTCTTTCGAAACAACCGAAATACAAGATATTTTACTAATCGATCGTGCTTCAGACATCATAGTTCGAGACATGGATTTTTATGGTCCATTAACCGAAGCTGAACTCGGTGATGCACTAGAAAACACCTCTGCTATCAAAATTGAAAGCACAACGTCGCTAGTAACCAAAGCAGTTACGCTAGATGCAATTCATACACTAGGCACTACGTATGCGTTCTATACGAATTATAACACCACCGGTGTTACTATAAGTAATGGCTGGTTTGAAACACACTACAAAGGCGTTGTACTAGGTGCTGCTCCAATCAACGGCGGTCCACGCGGTGTGCGTGTTATGCACAGTTTATTTGATAAGATTGCAGCACAGGGCATTGAAATCGGTGCAGTAGCACAAAATGTGTCTGGTTTTAACATTTTCTTAGATGTTGGTAATGATTTTGCAGGTGCAGGAAATCCAACAACCGTTGTAGTTGACATTAACAACGGCAACAATATCAGTATTGGAGATCTATTTGAACGACCAGACATCGACGCAGCAACCGTTGATCGTATTGATTTAAACAACTCTCATAGCATTGGTTTTGATGGCAACTCAAATCTAAAACTTGGAAACTATGAACGTAGTATTGGGTACAATACCGATTTAGTTGACAATACCAGCACAGCAACTTCGATTTTCTCAGTCGACAGCACACGACATGCTGGTTTTGAAGTTCATTATTCAATAAAACGTGGAGATGCAGTGCGTACCGGTAAGTTTACTTGTAGCTTGCCGTATGGATCAAACTCTATTTCATATAACGACGAATATACTGAAACAGCAGCAACCGGCGTTAACTTTAGTGCTACTAACTCAAGTGGAACAATTTCTTTTAAATATACAACAACATCTACCGGAGCAAATGCTGACATTACATACAGTATTGTTAAGTATAAAGTCTAATGTGGCAACCAAGATTTGACGATCGTCTATTAGAATGGCGAGAGTTAAGAAACAAATCTGCGCAACTTTCTCTAGAAGATGCACTTGTTACTGTTGATCAATGGTGGCAGCGTGCTCCACTTACAAACCATTATTTGCACTTAGATGAATATGAAAAATGGCCACTTCCCTGGGACCTTTTGGCAGATGACGTCTATTGTGACCTTGCAAAATGTCTAGGAATTGTGTATACTTTGATGTTAATAAAGCACGAAGATATACAATCTATTCGTATTTTACAACTGGAAGATTTCTATGCAGTAGAAGTAAATTCCAGCTACATACTAAACTATATTCCAAATGAGATAGTAAATACAAACACACTTCCGGATTTAAGAATCAAAAGATCGTTATCAAGCGACAATTTAACAATAGAATAACAAGAGGCAAAAATGAGTGATATTACGGTGACCAAGCGCGACGGACGCAAGGAACTTCTTGACCTTGAGAAAATGCACAAGGTTGTATTTTGGGCTACAGAAAACATCACGGGTGTAAGTGCTAGTGAATTAGAATTAAAAAGCCATTTACAGTTTTATCAAGGTATATCAACACCGGATATTCAAGAAACACTAATCAAAGCAGCAGCAGATCTAATTTCGGAAGAAACTCCTAATTATCAATATGTTGCTGGTCGCTTAATCTGTTATCATTTGCGTAAAGAAGTATATGGAGATTTTAAACCCTGGCACATTAGAAAGTTGGTGGATCAGAATGTGGACCTGGGCCTGTATGATCCTGAACTTCCAGGATTATACGATAATGCAGAGTGGGATTACATTAATTCTTTTGTCAAGCACGAGCGCGATGAGCACTTAACTTATGCTGCCATGGAACAAATGCGCGGAAAATATTTGGTACAGAATCGTGTTACTAAGAAAATTTACGAAACACCGCAAGTAGCATACGCTCTAATTGCTGCTACCTTATTTTCTGATTACCCTCGCAAAACTCGTATGCGTTGGGTGCGTGATTATTATGATGCAATCAGTACACATCAGGTAAGTTTGCCTACTCCGGTAATGGCAGGCGTTCGCACCAGTCAACGTCAATTTAGTAGTTGTGTGCTAATTGAAACCGACGATAGTTTGGATTCAATTAACGCAACTACAAGCAGTATTGTTAAGTATGTTTCACAAAAAGCAGGCATTGGTATAGGTGCAGGACGTATTCGTGCCATCAAGAGTCCTATTCGCAAAGGGGATGCGTATCATACTGGAGTTATTCCATTTTATAAACTGTTTCAATCAGCAACACGTTCTTGCTCACAGGGAGGTGTGCGTAATGGTGCCGCTACACTTTATTATCCAATTTGGCACTTGGAAGTTGAAGACTTGCTAGTTCTTAAGAACAATAAAGGAACAGATGACAATCGTGTGCGACACATGGATTATGGGGTACAGTTTAATAAGGTAATGTATGAGCGATTACTAAACAATGATTATATTACACTGTTTAGTCCAAACGATGTTCCAGAAGTGTATGATGCATTCTTCTCAGATGTAGACTTGTTCCGAGAACTTTACGAAAAAGCAGAACGCAACACACATATTCGTCGCAAGCGTGTTAAAGCAATGGAACTGTTCTCACAGTTTGTGCAAGAGCGCAAAGACACAGGACGAATTTACTTAATGAATGTAGATCACGCTAACTCACACGGTGCGTTTGATCCTACAGTTGCTCCGGTAAAACAATCTAATCTATGTTGCGAAATTGACTTGCCAACTAAACCATTAACAGATGTTCATGATGAGAATGGCGAGATTGCATTGTGTACGTTAAGTGCTATTAATTGGGGTGCATTCAAACAGCCAGAAGAAATGCAACGAGCCTGTGAACTAGCAGTACGCGGTCTTGATAACTTGTTAAGTTACCAAAACTATCCTATTCTAGCTGCACGTATTGCTACAGAAGGACGTCGTCCACTGGGTGTCGGTATCATTAACTTGGCGTTCTGGCTAGCTAAACACGGCACAAATTATTCAGACCCAGACTTAAAATTAATTGATACTTGGGCACAGCATTGGAGTTATTATCTAATTAAAGCAAGTGCTGACCTAGCGATTGAAAAAGGCGCTTGTCCTTGGTCAGACCAAACCAAGTATCACAGTGGTGTTCTCCCAGTAGATACATATAAGTCGGATGTTGATGAACTTGTAGCGCATGAGGATTGCGTAGACTGGAAAGGCTTGCGAGAACAGCTAAAAGAACACGGAATTCGCAACAGTACACTAATGGCACTGATGCCAGCTGAAACTTCAGCACAGATTTCAAATGCTACAAACGGTGTAGAACCACCACGCAGCTATGTATCAGTTAAACAATCCAAAGACGGTGTACTCAAGCAAGTGGTTCCTGAATTCCGTCACTTAAAGAACAAGTATGAACTGTTGTGGGATCAGCGTAGTCCATTGGGTTATTTGAAGATTATGGCAGTTTTGCAAAAGTATATTGATCAGGGCATTTCTGTAAATACAAGTTATAATCCACAGTTTTACGAGGATGAAAAAATCCCCATGAGTGAAATGCTTCAGCATATTCTATTCTTTTATAAGATGGGTGGAAAACAGTTGTATTATTTCAACACCTATGACGGGCAAGGTGAAATTGACGTTAATAAGTTAACTGAAGAAGACGACTGCGAAAGCTGCAAGATTTAAGGAAAGTATTATGAGTAAAAGTGTGTTTCCAACAAAAAATAACAAACATTTAACTTCTTTAGCGTTTTTAGACAAAAACGGCGGCGTTGGATTACAACGTTATGAAACCGTAAAGTATAAACAGTTTGATAAATTTACCGATAAGCAATTGGGATTCTTTTGGAGACCAGAAGAAGTAGACGTGTTGCGCGACGCTAAAGATTTCAAAGATCTAAACGATCACGAACAGCATATTTTTACTAGTAACTTAAAGCGTCAGATTCTGCTAGATAGTGTCCAAGGACGTTCTCCTAACCTAGCATTACTACCTATTGTTAGCATCCCAGAACTTGAAACCTGGATTGAAACCTGGGCGTTTAATGAAACTGTTCATAGTCGTTCATACACACATATTATTCGCAACATCTACAGCGACCCAAGTCGTGTGTTTGATGAACTATTAGATGTCAAAGAAATTTACGAAACTGCTCAAAGTATCTCAAAATACTACGATGATGTAATTGAAGCAAGTGCTTGGTATCAATTACTCGGCGAAGGTAAGCATCGAGTAAACGGCAAAGAAGTTGTTGTAGACTTATACGATCTTAAAAAGAAGCTATGGCTTGCTATCAATAGTGTAAACGCACTTGAAGGTATTCGCTTCTATGTGTCATTTGCTTGCTCGTGGGCATTTGCAGAACTTAAAAAGATGGAAGGTAACGCTAAAATCATTAAACTGATTTGCCGTGACGAAAATCTGCATCTAGCAAGTACACAAACCATGATTAAGATTCTACCCAAAGACGACCCAGACTTTGCAAAGATTGCAGAAGAATGTCGAGAAGAAGTTCAACAAATGTTTATCGATGTAGTTGAACAAGAAAAGCGTTGGGCAGACTATTTGTTTAAGGACGGGTCAATGATTGGACTCAATTCTCAACTGCTCGTTGAGTATGTAGAGTGGATTGCTAACAAACGTATGACAAGTTTAGGACTTGATACTCCATACAAAGGCGGATCAAACCCGCTACCGTGGACACAAAAATGGATTGCAGGTGGCGAAGTGCAAGTAGCACCACAAGAAACAGAAATTTCAAGTTACGTTGTGGGCGGAACTAAACAAGACGTAACAGAAGATACATTTAAAGGATTTAGTTTATAATGGCAAAAGTATTAAAACAAACATTTAAGTATACCGCACCAGATGGTGGCGAAGTTGTAAACTTTGATACATGGGCAGGCGAAGCATTATCTCAAGAAGAATATAATGCTTGGTTTAATGCATGTCGCAGACAAAATGAAATTATTAAATCTAAAGAAAATGACGATAAATTATCAATTGATGGCGACGAATATTACTGGGACGAAAACACCGTTAAATATGAGCAACCTTGCGACCCGGAATGGTTAGCGTTTTGGAATCGTTATTTAGATGAAACTGGTATTGAGTTTGAATCAATGTTAGAAGACACAGGAATTAATACAGATGATTAAAATTTATAGTAAAACAACTTGTCCATTCTGTGATCAAGCAAAACAATTGCTTGAAACATATGGATTTAAATATGAAGCAGTTAACATTGAAACCGATGCTGATGCACGTGCATTTGTTTTAGGTGAAGGACATCGTTCAGTTCCACAAATTTACATTAACGATAAACTGCTAGAAGGCGGCTTTACTGGACTTAAGAATGCTGGTCCAGATGGTATACAAGCATTACTAGAAGGTTAAAATGAACGATTTAAAAACAGGCGAAATTTATAGTTTTAAAGTGACTTCTGGTGAAGAAGTCGTTGGAAAAATTGAAGCACAAGGCGCAGATGAAATTGTGTTAGACCATGCAGTAAGTGTAGCAATGACGCCACAAGGTGTTCAAATGATTCCAAGCATGTTTACCGCTAATCCCAAGGGTAAAATCACCATAAATACTAAAAACGTAACTATGGTGTCTGAGACCAGCGAAGATGTTATTGCAGCATACACACAGGCTGTAACTGGAATTAGTACACCAAGTAAAAAGATCATCACAGGATAATATGCCACTAGTTGTTAGAATGGGAGATGTGAATAGTGCAGGAGGCGTTGCAACTTCCGGTGTCTTTACGGTTCTAGCAAATGGACGCCCTGTAGTTCCTCCGGCTACTGGTGTTACTCCTCATCCGTGTTGTGGTGCAAAAGGATGTGGTATTCACTGCGGAGCAGTTACTACTATGGGTGCGCCAAGAGTATTAGCAGGCGGAAGACCTATAGTATTTGTTGGCAGCCCAGATACGTGCGGGCACTCTAGAGCAACTGGAAGTCCTAACGTTATTGTAGGATTATAATGTACGGCACATTAAGTCCACTGATGCTAATTGCTGGTCAAGGCCTAATGCAAAATACCGGCTTGGGCATTAATACAACATTATCCTCACGCATTGGCACATATACGTCATTTAACGTAGTAAGTGAATATGCAGCAGCAATTTCTGCTGCCGAAGCAAATGAGGAAACAATCGATCCCATCACTAGCATAAGCGATCAGGGCGTTCCTACTGCATCTATAAATCAAATTAAATCCTATACAGCAAGTACCTTTCCAGCAGTAAATAATACAATTCCAAGTATTGTTAGTATTGGAAGTACTACAAATAGATTTACAGCACAACTTACTGCACATGCTAACAATATCTTAGGTAATGGTGATCTAAGTAAGTTTGTAGTACAAATGTATACAGTAATGGCTTACACAGTTAGTTCGGGTAGTTTTATTGATGCAGCAGTTACTACTGATTCATATCTAGGCCCAACGTTTTCAAATATGGACGAACTAACTACCGGAAGCATATCTAGTATTAGTTTAGCGACAGTTGAGTTTGGTACTGACTTAGTCAATACTGGATTATTAATCGATCTAGACAAACTTAACACATACGGAACACCACATTCATTAATTATTAAATTAGCAACACGCGGTCTATTATCATATATTTCCGAAGAATTAATTAAAGCCGGAGTTAATCCAACTGCACTCTCGACTAAAATTACCGGGTTAGCAGATAATGAAACATTACCTTTGATAATTCAGAAAAAGTGTTATGAAGCGTTTAAAACCATTACTGGAAATAAATTAACCACAATCAAAGCCGCGCTGCGAGTTAATATACCAACTGGTATTGATACATTGGCAGATTTAATAGATACTCAAAAGATTTTTCCGTTATCATACAGAACATTGACTAGCCCGTACAAAACTGGTTATAAAGCAATTTATGTGAATAACAATGCAGTTAATGGATTATTTAAGAACCTTGGAAAAGATTATTACAGCATCTTAACTACTGGATTAGCAGATGCTAACACAGCAATGCGTCGTGCTCTGCAACAAATTAAAAATATTCAAAATCTCAGAACAGACCAATTAGGAGCAGCAGTAAAACTAATCCAAACAAATTATGGATTAAATCTAATCAATTCTCTTGACAAACCTTTGCCAACTAGTGTATACTCATATTATACAACTAGTTTTGGAGGCGGTTCCGGATCAAATGGGCGGTATTATTTAAGTGACGGGATTGGAACCCCAGCAGGGATCACACACAATGATGCATTTGCATCGATGAATTCTACACTAACCGCATTAATATCTAACGGGGCACTTGATGGATTATATGATGGGACATCAAACGGGGCATTTACTGTGCTAAAAGATGCGCTTAACGGGGTGTATGGTATCCCATATATAGATCCTTCGGATCCATTAATGAGCACTACCTTAACTATTCCATCTGGCAAAGTTGGCGCCGGTTCGTACACAACGTGGGCATCTGCAATTTCTGCAATTTTAAATGGAACCACACCAATTATTAATAATATTTTAAGCACATACCCTGCTGAAACAGCAAGTGCTAATGCACAAATTGTTCTAGCAGCGCAACAAATTGAAAAAGAACTTGACACATTATCTGACTCGGGCGTAGTATTTGCTGATACGCCAAGTAGTAAACAGAGTATTCAGAGTATGGTACAGAACTTGCATACATACGCTATTCAAAATGAATATCGTGGGCCAGCAGAATTGCTAGAAAAAATGGCAGACCAAACAACACAAGCCGGTCAAGCATTAGTTGGTGCACTACGTGAAGGACGTAACATTTCTGCATTAAACACAATTGGTGTTGGCATGGATAATGTTCCAGATACTCCAACTGATCCCACCGATGGAACTGGCGAGTTTGAAGAAGCAATTTATTCAGTGGAAGAAGCGATTGCTAATATTTCAACTGATTAATAACTATGATTACTTTTTTTAAACGATTATTCGCTATTATTGCTAGATTTGTGAGCAACTTATTTAAGTTATTTGCAAATCAAATTCCTGGCGTGTGTATTGAATGCGACCCGCACGAAATCTGCTGCGATACAAAAGATGTTAGATACAGCCGAGCACGTATTACACACAAAGAAGCTGTGCGCTTAATGGCACAGTATGGCATGAGTGCAGTTCATGATCCTAAAAAAGGATTATGGACTATAAAATATCTTGATCAATCTGTAACTTCCGATTCATTCCGCGAAGCGGTGCAAGACATTAAAGTAGGTTAATATGCCAGCCAGCTGGATCCATAAGATGAATGAAAGCAATAGCCGTCTCCATAAAGAACGTGTTATTGAACAAGCACTTGCAGCACGCACGCTTGGTGATAAATCCGCAGAATGGTTTTTGTTTGGTGCGTTTGCAGCATACAGCCCATTCTTAACTTATAACATTAAGAAAGTACCTACTACAGAAGGATTAATAGGCCGAGAAAATCCCTGGATAGCATGGCGAACACTATTATCGGATCTAAATGATCGTAAACTTACTGGAAACGATGCTGTTTTCGCAGTAGAATCAATGTCCAAGCGTTTTGA